TGTAATCACCCATATCATACCCAGAACGCTTGTGTAGCTCATCCTGGATAGCTTTCAGCTTGTTATACCCCGCCAAGACGCTGTCATTACGGCTCCAAAAGTCTACTGATTGCTCATATATCTCTATAGCTTGATTAGGTGAAGTAGAAGGGGTGTTTGTTAGGTATATGCCATTTGATGGTTGCGTAGTAATATCCATGAGAAAAATATTAGTACCAACAGTACCTATTCCGAGCGTTTGTAATAAATCAGCTATTTTTTCTATCAACATAATTTTAGTATACTCTAGTTTCCAAAGTTACCTAAATCTAAATCTACTCCTAGTGATGTCAAAGTTCTTCTGCTCATTATAGCAGTAAACCTACGCCCAAAGTCTGCTCCTATCTTTTTCCCCGGACCAGATAGATATTCTTTACCCGTACCAACTTTAGAATAATTCCGTACTATCCTTCTCCCGTCACCCCCAAATTCTTGGTAAGCTGCATATTCCTTGTTTGCAATGATGAAATAAGCCTTCTCTTTTTTCTTATAATGCTTAATAGACGCTCGTAGTGGTCCACCAGTTTTAGCAAATTGACCTTTATTCTTACCTGATTTAATTTTCCTTTGATTTATCCCCACAGGCACTACTAACTTTGCCATTCGTTCAATATCAATAGCCATGCCATTCAAAACTAAATCTACCATTTCATCATTCATTTTACGGAAAGCATTCATTCCATCTTTAATTCTTATACCCATAAATCAAGAAACATCGGTCGAGTAAAAACGTTCTACGTATGTTTTGAGAAAACGTATATCGGAAGAATATAGTCTCCTAGCCTTAATGATTTTATGTACACGATAAACTTCCCCGTCTACTCTGAAAATTGTTCCCTCTACCACACTAGCTCCTGTAGCGAACCACGCCATAGCATCAGACTGAATACCCTCTCTATTAGCAGCCTTATCCAAGGCGTCTATATATCTAAACTTACACGGGATAGGAGTAGTAGCCCCTAGCACCTGTTCCCCGAACTTATTAACAGTAGTTGGGAAGACATTACAAGTTTGCAACATCGGAAACATACTAGAAAAGAATTTTACGCAGATGAGATATACTCGACAGGATTTGTACGTTTGAGCTTTCTACGTACCCCCTGCTCTCTTTCTTGTACGAGTAGCCCTCTATAGATTCTTCTGAGTATGGGCTTGATAATGCAGGCGTTGAAGTTATTGATTGTGCAACTAAAGTGGTTACGGCATAGATAACTTCATCAGGCACTATCCCCGAGGAGAACTTTGCTGTAACTTTTACTGAATTACCTCTGCCAGAAAAACTCCCAGAATGGAAATATATAGAACTAAAAACTGTAGCATTGAGTGGATAGGTATGATACAAGTCGGTAGTTAATGCCTGATAGCTGTCTAGCGCATTGTCTACGAGGTCGATACTAGAAAGAGAAATATAATCATCTATAAACAGCTCACGTTCGCCTGAACCATCAAAGTACCTAGTGGATGACACAACGTCTGCTAAAACCCCACCTACATCAATGTAGTCACGATTTAGGTACTTCCCTACGGCATCAGACATGGCGGATATTTGAATATCCAAGTTTATTAATTCATTGGCTGTTAAGGCACGGTCTAAAAAAGCCTCAACTCTTGCTTGCGTTGTGTATATCATGTGGCTTTTTTTTCTTCTTAGGTTTCTCAAGCTTGCGACAATCGGGGCAACTATCGCCTCCGTTACGCCTTCCAAATATAGCTCTATGGATATATTGAATTACTTTCATGTTTTAAGTATACGCTTTTTTAAGATATAGAAAAGCCCCCAATGAAGGGGGCAAGTCTTATTCTGTCTAGCTACTAGCTTACAGGATTTTGGCTTCGAATAACTGTGAAAGCTTTAGCAAATTTAACTTTTGCGTTAAATCTCTTTACGGCTCTCATGCTCGTCAAGTCTTGTACCCAAGAGTTGAGGTTTGCGCCTCCGTCTGGATCAAGTACAACTGCCGTATTGGACATTTCAATCTTCATCTGTGTACGTGAAGCTAATACGGTGTTCTTCAAGTCTCCGAAGATAATGAACTCATCCCCAGAATCAGTAGCATCTGCCGTTGGCATGACTTCTACTAATTCGTATGGACGACCCCAGATTGTTCCGTTAGCTGGTCCGTTTATGCCATTCTGCAAGATGTAGTTACCTTGTCCGTCTTTCAAACGCTGGATCACTCCGAGGAATGTGCGGTTGAAGTAGTACTTACCGTTCCTCATTGAAGGGGTAGGTACTCCGTACATAGCCTTATTCAAGTCATCAGCTGTGAGTTGATTGATGCTGTATACGTTGATTGCGTTTACTCCTGCGGCGTTTACGATACCGCTAGTTGCATCAGTGAACACTAGCTCGTCTGCTTTTCGTGCAAACGCTCTTGCAAATCGTTGTGTTGCGTCAGCCCAAAGGTTTACTGCGGAATCTTCCAACAGTTCATCCGTGAGTGGCAAGATACCTACTCCTTTTCGGAACGTAAGTTGAAATGGTAGGTAGTCAAGTTTCTTGGAAGGCTTGTTTTCAGCTTCCCCAACCATAGACACTTGAATATCATCGTTTCCAAGAATCATTGAGATACTTGTGCGATCAGTCGTCATAATAGTTGCGTCCTTTTGTGCAACTCCGTATTCTTCCTCAAGTCGGAATACTTCACTAATAAATTCTGTAGGAGGTATTACTTCTCCAAGAGACGTAGTGCTTCCTGCCGCTTTCAAAGTAGCAAAGTCTTTGTTTTTCAAAGCGATTGCAAACTGCTTGAACTTTTCTTCTTTGTCCATTCGGTCAGAAGCCGATTTAACAGTTATGCCTTTGTTTACGTTGATACTTTTAACTATAGGCTGGCTAAGTTCAGCTTTCATAGCCGCAACTTTAGCGTCTACAACATCTTCAAAAGTCTTCAAAAGAGCTTTTGAGGCTTCCTCTTGTTCTTCTGGTGTTGGCTCTACAGGAGCTTCGGTAGCTTCTGCTTCTGTTACTTCAACGCCCTCTGCGTTGTAAAATTTTCCGTCTTCTTCTTTGTACCCTTCTTTAATCATAGGTTATATGTGGTTATTTTAATAAATTTCTTAGTAACGTGTTTAAGCTCGACATACTTTTGACTGTCAGCTTGGCTTCACGTCTAGCTTGTATAACTTGCTTTCGGACAACAGGTTGAGTTTTTGAACCAACAAGGGATTCAATACTCGCGGTCTTTGTTTGTAATTCTTTTATCACAGTTAGAATTTCTTGTAAAGTGCTTTCTTCATCTTCCCCTATAAATTCTTTAATCTGTGCGACTTCTTTATTGTTAGTCTGTAGCTCTAACGCTTTTTGTAGCCGTGCGTTTGTGTTAGCAGGAAGCCCTACAAAACTTATTTCCAGCAATTCATACTTATCCTCTAGCCATAAGAATCCTACTGACACAGTATCGAGAACTCCTTCCTCTACCATAGCTTTCACTGTGCGAGCTAATTCTGTAATAGCATGAAATTCTGGTTCAAATAATAATTGTTTGCCTTCGACCCGTATCTTTTTAGCCACTCCAACAATCTTTTCCACTGATGGATTATGGTCTACGAATAATCGAGGTGCTTTCTTAAAGTTCTTCAAGTCCCACATCCCCATATCCAACTTATCCCCATACCTATCGGTGGATTCATCGCTAGCAATGAAAGTAACCTTACCATCTGCAGATTTTTCTACCTTTGCTTGAATAAATGATTTTGTCATAGGGGATTTTACAAATAAAAATACCAAAGACATTTCGTCTCTGGTATTAACTTGCTCTTACTATACCCCTATTCTGCTTATTTGTGCAATACCGTGTATTGGAAACTTGCCCCACGAGAATTTATTGACACAGTGGCGTCTATAAAACAATCATACTTTTCTAATGTTTTGTTTACTTCCTCTGTGCATTTTTGCATTTCTTCATCGGTTTGTTTCTTGATAAGCTCTTTTGTTGATAATTTAGGTGTGTTCATACTTATAGTATATCACTTATTTAATAATAAAGAAATAGTTCTATGGAAACATAAAGAAGAATTTACCAGGATTGGCTGGTGATATCCCTGAGGCACGCTTCCCAAGAAAGAACCTGCGTGGAGTAACTGGTGAGAATGAAGGGCTGGCGAGTAGGGATATTTCGGCTGCTGAGAGGGCGCGATTATAAATGCGGACGTCATCCATTTTGCCGTTGAAGTACGTTAATGCACCTCCCGTAAAGTTTTCGTCTGCTTTAGCAATCCATAGCGGTTCAGCATTTGTAGTGAGCGTGCCTGACACTGAAAGGGGTGATCCTTGTGCAGTGCCGTTAATATACAAAATACCCTGGCTACCTGAATATGTTGCGGCAACGTGTGTCCATGTTCCTATTGGTAATGCACTGGTAGATATATTAGTAAGATTTTGAAACGTTCCTCCAACCTTTGCGGTAAGTTTTACTTTTCCTGCATCAGCCCCCGACGTACTGCCAAAGTAGTAAAAGTTGATATTGGAGTCTTCTGTGCTTGAACCCTTTGAAACTAGCTGATTAGAATATACGCCCGAGTCAACTTCGTCAGATTTTATCCAAAAGGCAACCGAGATCGCACTGCTAATATCAAGACTGCTACTATCGGCAACACTTACAAAATCATCTGTCCCATCAAACTGCAACGCGTTACGCTTCCCACCTTCACCGAGTGTCCAAGTCGGGCCATTCGTCAGCGTTCCATGATTCCCATACCCTGATCTATCGAACCAAGTATTGCCTGATCCTCCACCAATCCAATGCCCAACAAGCCCTGCCCGTAGGCGATGGTCTAGTTGTTCATCGCTGAATACCCGTTGGCTGTTACGGGATAGCATATTACGCCTCTATATTGAGGTATGAGCCTTTGATGTATAGTGCGTGGTTTCCTGCTGTCGCGTTCAAGTTTACGCCTGTGTTATGCGTTACGAAGACTACGAACTTACTTGGAAGGTTATTCCCAAAGAGAGCCGCTATAGAACCACACTCAACGTAGTAAGCCTGGTTGGATGTCGCAACCGTGGAAATAGCTCTTGCATAGCTACAAATACTATCACGAGTGCCAGCTGTACTTACTGTTTCCGCTGAGTCTGTACCATCGAATACATCGGGCCATGTACCATCTTCCATTATCGCTACCACGTATACACGAATTTCTCTCCCTGTGGTTGGAGTTGTTCCCGTGGTGATAAGCCCTCGTAGGCTATAGTCCGAGTATTTGTTCGCTGTGTTGTCTATTAGGGTTGATTCCCTCCCAGCTAGGAAGGTAGTATCGCTCGCTAATGAAGCGAGTGTGATGGTTAGTGCCGATGATGCGGCGTAAGCTAATTTGACGTCTCCTGTAGCCATAGTTTATGCGTTTAGTTTTGCTAAAATACTGTTTTCGTCTTCGATATATTCATTC